ATCCTCCATTCCGGAGTCCCTCCTTCAACCACACGAGGTTATATGAAACAAGTATCTTTCAGCAATTTCATTGCTTTTGGTAAACGGATGAGTATCGATATCCGAGTCATTTCGTCTTTTGACGTAAATGGCCAAGCTATCGGTATACCCACCCAGTTTACCATTTCTGACGAAATCCCAAACACTGGTGACAGTGATGGGATTCACATCAGTTTCAATGAAATGGCTGAAAGGCTGATTCATGACCTGGTGTTGCAATTAAATTCCAGGGGCCTTACAGCCCTCGGGATTGAATTGACGAAGCGTTTTCGTAACTCAGTTGAATTCGCAGATGGGTACCTTGAATCCTTCGCAGGAATCATTGCACTTATCTACGAACTGAATAACGAAACCTTTCGCGTTGAGGAGTGACCCAGAAATGGGGATCCTCTTGGCCTTTAGGCCCCAGCTAAGCTGGCCCCGGTGTAACCCGGAGGGTGCGTCGTCACCCGGTCTATCGTAAGATAGCCGAATAACGGCACCGTACTTTATCAGGAGGACCAAGAATGCCAACCCCAGATCACGACTTCGGTCGTGTCCATCGAATGACTTATTTCGAGAAACGCGAGGACGGTTTTACCAGTTCTGGCGTTCTGGGGAATTTCGAGGTCTTTCACGATAAAGAGACTACGGTCTCACAGCGGACTCCCAACTACAAGAAGCTAAAACGTTCATTACTTCCGGTCAATCCGTATCACCACTACAAGAATAAACTGTTTGATCCTAGCAGTTCTTTTTCTGCTAGTAGCCAATCAGTCTCTGGTGGTTTGGTGTCGGTTTGGACGTACGATATGAATGCTCAGGCCTTTGGTTGTAGGACTGCTGTGAACGCTAGCGAAGCCGCCGATGACCCATCCCAAAGGGCCATCAACAAGATCATGTCTCAAATCAGCTTAGGCAAGGGAAACCTTGCTGTTACTATGGCTGAAATGGACAAGACGGCTATGCATGTCGCACATACGGCGACGCGCATCTTTAAGGCTTTAACCGCCCTAAAGCACGCTAGGTTTGGAGACTTTACCAAGGCGTTAGGAGTTACATCCACACGCACCGAAAATAGGAATTTCTACCGAGGCTTCAGAAAGGCGAGCTCCAGAGATGGAGTTTCTCGTCAATCTTTCGCTTGGGATAAGAAGTTCAAATTTAAGGATACACGGAACGAGAGCCACGTAAGTGACTTCCTCGCCGATACTTGGTTAGAGTACTCCTATGGCTGGAAGCCTATGTTAAAAGATGTCTACGATAATGCCGAAGCGGTTGCTTCGCTGTTCGTGGAACATCAGAACATAGTACGTACAGCCAAGGGTCGCGCTCAGTCCGAAGGTAAGTGGGAAACTGAAACGATTCCGGTTAATAACCATATCGTATACAATACCCGCGCTACCGATAAGATCTGGGTGGAGATCGAAGTCCGTTATAGGATTCCGGTCAGCCAGCTTAACCCTATTCACGCCTTCGGATTAACAAATCCGATGGAAGTGGCCTGGGAGCTGGTTCCCTTCTCTTTCGTCGTCGATTGGTTCTTGCCAATAGGTGACGCGATTCGCTCACTGACTGCGTTCGATGGACTCGAATATGCTGGGGGCTACAAGAGCTCAAAGCACGAACGGATCTTTGAATCGTCGGTGAAAGGAATCGATAAGACGTATGGGGGGGTTCGATGGTTTAACCATTCAGGTGGGGGTAGTCTGACGAGAATCGAGTACGATCAAATTCGTACCGACCTTACAGGTTTCCCCTCATATGGATGGCCTAGATTCAAGGACCCCAGAAGTCTTGCGCATGGTGCCTCAGCCATAGCATTACTTCAAAGTCTATTCCTACGGAAATAATGGAATAGCAACTTATCAGAATTTCTCTGGTAGGCAACTTTCTCTAAGAGGAGTAGTGATGGCCCAACGTGGTAACATCACCTTGACCGACGCGGCGACAACGCCCGTTAACCGCGTGTACTACCCTGTGAAGTCGGCGGGCGATATTCTTGGCTGGCAAGATCGGACTCAGTCCGTTTATGCCGGTCAGAATCGTCTGACGGTTTCTCAACGAGTAGCCACGAAGTCCACGAAAGCTCATAAGATTTCGTGGAAGCTCGAGACCCCGATCCTTGAGCAGACCTCACCTTCGACGAGCACGGGTATCCAGCCTGCGCCTACCGTTGCGTACACCCCAGTTGGTACGATCGAGCTGGTCCTTCCGGACCGTATGAGTTTGCAGGAACGCAAGGACCTGCTGGCTCAAATGCGCGATCTCATCGCTGAGGCGATCGTGACGGCACAGGTGCAAGACCTGGACTTCATTTACTGAAGTGCCGGCTGAAACGTTGACGTGGCCGACCAGCTAATCACTGGAAGGCCACGACATTCCCTTAATGGATAACCTAAAGGAAAATTGTTGCATAAGCAATCAATTACGCAGAGCTTAAAGCCTGTGTCTCGTGAAGTGTCCGAAAGGACATTGATGTCTGTTTCCTCACACTTGTTTGAGGCAATTGATACCCCACGCTCGTTGGCTGCTCATATTCTCATGAAATACGGAGAATATGCTCAGCTGGTTAGCATGGAGATCGACCCTAGTAGCTATATCTCGATTGAAAAATTTAGATATGACTACCTGGCTACGAAGTTTCTCTCTAAGTTTCCCGATTTCTCTCACGAGAAGTTGGATCCGAAGGGGGAAGCCCTTGTAGCATTTCTCAAGTATGAGGATGCCTGCAAGGCAACTAATCGAAAAATCCTGGAATTGCGAGAGGACCCTAGTAAAAGGGACCCGCTTATGTGGGGCGTTTTGACCCTAGCTAAGCGTAAAATTGCTCGCGTCTTAGGACGAGTAGATTTAGATGCCATTGCAGAGCACTTTGGATGGGGGCCCGGCGCAACAACTTCAGCGTCGGGTTCGCACACCTCAGCTTACATTAAGTTCGCAAAGCGACTTGATGTCACGAGTAATGCTCTCATGATGGGGCTATGCTGTGTAAACAGTACGCCCTCCTGGGTAAACTGTCAGTTACAAACTGATGAATACCCCTCTGTTAGTGCGCATGTTTTACCAAGCGCATTTAACATAGTACGAGGTAATGAGATCGTGTTCGTGCCGAAGAATGCGAAGACCCATCGGATTATTGCCAAGGAGCCACATGTGAATTCATATTTGCAGAAGGGCTTCGGACATTATATCCGTGAACGCCTTCGCACCGTCGCTCGCATAGATCTTAAGGATCAAACGCGAAATCAGCGACTAGCTAAAGAGGGATCCCTAACGGGACTCCTTGCAACCATCGACTTGAGTGGAGCGAGTGACACTATCTCTCACGAGTTGGTGCGTCTCCTTCTACCCGATGAATGGTTCTCTTTACTCGACCAAATCAGGAGAAAACAAGGTTTCTTGCGCGAGCAAGGAACTTGGGTTTACTATCACAAGTTTTCCTCAATGGGAAATGCGTGTACTTTCGAACTCGAAAGTCTGATATTTTGGGCGCTGTGTTCTGCAGTGCTTGAAATCAATGGTGGGGAACAGACACTAAATGTTTACGGGGACGATATTATCGTCCCTGTAGAGCATTATGAGTCTGTTGCGAACGTAATCTCGTATGTAGGATTCTCCGTGAACAAAACCAAAAGTTTTGCTAGCGGTCCCTTTCGGGAGTCCTGCGGAAAAGATTACTTCCTCGGCACCGATGTCCGTCCTATCTTTCTGAAAGAAAGTATCTCAAATGCCGAACAACTCCTCAAGTTGGCCAATAGCGTTCGCCGTTACTCTTACCGCAGCCTTAACGGCTACGGTTGTGATGCTCGGTTTCACACTGTATGGCTCCATGTCATATCGAAATTGCCAAAAGCAATTCGAGAGCTCCGAATCCCTGAAGGCTTCGGAGACATTGGCTTGGTCTCCAACTTTGATGAATCCACGCCTAGCCTGGTTCGCCCCAAAAGGGATGAAGCTGGATGGCAAGGGTTCATCTTCCGAGGAATTGTCCGACATCCCGTTAAACGGGAAATGAGAGATAGACATGCTGGTTATACAGCCACTCTATTTGGACAAGGTAGCGCACAACACCAGCGAAACCTGGACCTGGGATTGGGTGACGAGTATGCTAGACGCCCTGCTAGGCATCTTGCAAGCTCTGACACTCTTTCTCGGGTTAATCAGCTAGTAGTTGGTCGCGAACGACTACCTTTGCTAGGGTCTCACGACCTGCGCAAACGGACATACCCTACGGTATCACGAATTCACACTCTTAGGTGGTGTGATCTCGGGCCATGGTTATAACTAGTGACATACGTCACAGCCATCATATGGCCCCTTAAGCGATAGCTTAAGTTTGTTGAAGTTAATTCAACTGGACCCGTTCGGGTTAAAGGGAAGTAGGCCGCGGG